CCTGCCACTTCCAAGTTCCTTCTGTTCCGCTTGAATTTTGATAACGCCATTGAGCGTTCTTGTAAGTTTTAGCCGAACCAAAATCAAAACGAATGTAACTACCTGATGCGGCCCATGCCGAATCTGCCCAACCGCCTCCCGCATCGTTATTTGTTTCAACACCATTTACTAAGTCATCAAGAACGACAGACGTTGCCGCTCCCGCTGAATTAGTCCAATCCTGATTAGAAGTGACTGCAATTTCAGATTCTCTGTCGTAAGTTAAAAAGCCTTCGCCCCCAAACTTAAGGTAAAAGCCGTTGTTTCCATACGAACCTTCGTACTCAACCGCTTGCCATTGATTAGTATCTGAGTTAGTTTCAGCAAACGATGACGGTGCAAGTTGCTGACCATCTACATAGTGATACTCTGCAAAGTATCCATCATAGTAGTCTCCAATAGACGATGAGAAAAATGCACCAACCTGATGGTTTGTTTTAGAAAATAACGGAAGGTCTGTATTTTGGGCAGGGTAAGTTGCTGTTCCAAAATCCGTAATCTGAGTTCCGTTAACGTAAATTTTTACTCTGTTTGAGGCGGATGATTGAGTCACATCTACCGCAATGACAATGTGATACCAAGCGCCGGGATCACGAAAAACTGGAGTCGTTAAGAGTTCTACATTTGCTGAACCAGATATTTTTCCAAACATTGTAATCGTATCGGCATCAAACCCAATGTAAGTTCTATTGTTGGCATCGCTGTGGTTGCTAAAAAACGAATTGCCGCCTCCAAGATTGCCACGTTTTGTCCAAAAAGAAAAAGTGCCAATATCATTAGAAGTTGCTGTTCCGGCTGTTCTACTTAAATAAGCAGAATCATCATCGTTAAATCTTAACGACTGGTCAATGGTGTAGCCGGTAGCCTGACCAGATGATCCAGCAAGTATATTATTAAATACAGGCATTAGGAATAGTTAAGCGTTGCTACTGCGTGAATGTTAGATGAGTCTTTAATAACGTAATCAACCCTGTCTACTGCTCCTGCCGTTGTAGTCAATGTAGGTGCGGTTCCTCCTGCAAAATCCCAATCGGTTCCCCAACTGGCCGTTCTCGACCCACTGCCGTCCTGCGTAATAAAGATGCTTCCACTTTGACCGGCAGTATCATTAGATGGGTTAGCAAATGTTCTATTACCGGCTAATGTAACAGAGAAGTTATTACTGTCAGCCATATCAATAGTTATTGTTGCGCCGTCTGTAAGGGCAGTAATCTCTCCACGCTGTCCTGCTGTCCATGTATTAGCAGTACCAACTGCGGCTTTAGCGTCTATCTGGGTTTGAGCATTAGAACTAAGAGTATTTATATATTGAAATTCTGCGCTAGTAACCGAACCATCAGCAATTTTAGTAGCATCAATAGCCGCACCAGAAGCAATGCTTGCGTTTACTACAGCATTAGCGGCAAGTTGATCTGCTCCTACTGCATCATCAGCAATTTTTGCCTGAGTAATAGAATCGTCAGCAACAGCAACATCAGCCCACGTAACACCGTTTGTTGCGGTAGAGTCTGCTTGCAGGTACTTACCATTAGCGCCTACAGGTAATCTTGTTTCAGAGTCTACTGTGTTGTAAACAAGCAAGTCACCTTTAGTAGTAAGGCGGTCAGGAGACAAAACGCTTACAGGTTGCCATTCATTAGATGAAGTAGAAAACTTTAGGTACTGGTCGTTGCTAGGAGAGTTAGACGATATTGCATTACCTTGTATTTTTGTAACAGTAAATGCGCCAGCATTTGTCATAGATACATCACTGGAAGGAGCGGCGGCTGTAAATCCAGTGCCATCACCAATTAGGATTTCTCCATTGCCTACAGCCTTGTCTGAAGCAACACCGCTAGAATTTGCATCTCGTACTTTAACTGTGTTAGCGGCCATGTTAGCCAATTCAGCATTAGCAACACCCTGATCTTTAATAGTTACCGCACCAGAAGATACAGTAAAGTTATCAGTAGAAAATGATGCTACACCTTTATTTGACGATGTGGCTTCTTCTGCCGCGATTGTAAGTGTCGTACCTGTCGCTGAAGTATCAATACCTTCGCCACCAGTAACAGTAAGACTTTCTGAATCCAAATCAACGTCGATAGTGCCGCTATCAGAAATAAGGTCCAAATCCTGCGCTGTAACTTGGGAATCAACATACGCCTTGATCGACTGTTGAGTAGCAAGTTTAACATTCGAATTGGAGGACATATCATCTTCATCTTTAATTCCTGTTACCGTGGCTCCATCACCTGCTACATTAAGAGTGCTAAACTTACCAGTAGATGCTGAAGTTGCTCCTATAGTAGTTCCGTCAATAGTTCCTGCATCAACGTCTACACTGTTGCTTGTTTCTGGATTAACAGCCAAAGTAATCCACGCATCGTTTGCTTGATTCCTAATCTTTAATAGATTGTTTGTAGTATCTAGCCACACCATGCCCATAGACTGAGCCGCGCTACCACTCATAGTAGGTGCAGATGACTTTGCTATAATAATCTGAACTGCCTGCTCCGGGCCGGAATCATTTGTTCCTGCTGGGAATGTCTTCTTTAAAACATTTTTTAAAAGTCTAAGATGATCGTCGCCTTCACTAACATTGTCACTTGATAGCGGATTTGCACTATTTAAATTACTTATAAAGTTTCCGGTTTCTATGCCCATAATCTATACCTTAATAATATCCAGATGTATTCATTACTCTTAACTCTGAGCCGGAATGTCTATCTTTATCATCTTGCTCTTGCAGGTCTGATAATGCTTGCCTTAATCCTCTTTCCCAAACAGGAATACGTTGATCGTTGTTTAAGAATGGTTCTGCTTGTAATAGTGTTCCATATAAATATACATCAGCGGCGTTCAGTATTACCCAATTAGTTGTAGTGCTGTCACTAAGGCTATCAAACTTTTTATAATAAGTTATTACATAGTCATACGCAGAGTCAGGAGTTGGTCCAAAAAAGATTTTATCACCAATAATAGTGTAAGAGTGCGGCTTGCCGCTAGAACTTCCAGCCCAAACTCTATACATCATTTCAGGTGTTAAATATTGCAAGGGAGTTATTGGGCTAGTATTTAAATGTATCTGCCTCATCTGTACATAACCAGTAGGCAGGTCATAAGACTTAGTACCTCCTGTAGTTGATGCAGTTACAGTAGTCTCCATAGGTCTAATACGCAATATCCTATTGAATATAGCCTCATTTAAAGCAATAAACTCCGGTATCCTTGCGGATAAATCATCTCTATCCAGCCAGTTTGCAACTGCTGTCTGAAGAGTAGAGTACGAATTAATAGCCATTAACTATTCTTGCTCTTAAACCAAACGGCGTTATTAATAATAGGTAACTGATTGTTACCAGAAAATGTAGGTTGATATAACCACATATTAAATCCTCGTTGGTGTAGTCCTGAAGTGTTTGTTATCAGGATCGTTTAAATATTTTGCTAGTAATTTATCGTCTTTTTTAATAGCATTATTTGTTTTTTTGCACCACATTTCCCAAACATTCATTGGAATAGATGCGGCTACATATTCATTACCTAACTTTCCATAAGTTAGTTTATCACCAAAGTTATTATAGTTTAATTTATTTCTTTCTATAATAGGTTGTACATCTTGGTAAGTATTTATAGTTGCTGTACCATCACTATTAATATCTAGTTTCCACGGCCTAGCAGTGGGGTTGTCGTAGTTCCATCCAGAAGAATTCATAACGGCATAAGACTCCTATCACCAGCAATTTTTTTAAACTTTTCATGCACATCTTTAGCGTGTGCTTTTGAGTTTACAGGTTTCTTTTCTATTCGTGTAACTTTTGTTTTACTTGCCGCTTTTTTAATGTCTTTTTTAATTCCCATTACTGTTCTCTCTCGATACCAAAAAGTTAAAATCCATTTTTCTCCGTCACCCGGAGGTAGCCCCATATGTAATGACGCAGGGTGTACTATTTTGTTTTCGTCAAGATTACCAAACATAAGAACTCGACCTTGTACTGCTTGTATTGCTAGTCCCAATACAGGAAAAACTGTGCCACCACCATCGCTTACATCATTTAAATAAGCAATCATAGTGACACAGCGATTCCCACCTTCTTTTATCTTTGAAGATTCTGGCATATCTTCCATTTCATCTAGAAGAAAACCATCATAATGAGGCTTATACTCCTGACCAGGAAGATACCTTTGAATACTAACAGGCTCTAAACGATCAGGAGATAAACCACACATACCGGAAAACGCCTCAATAACACCATCTAATACTTTATTGTCACCGTATTCTAAAAATATACCCTCGCTAGTTCTAGCATCATCTTGGATATATTCTCCGTCACGATTTATAAGATTTGGTTTAAGCCCTTTATTGCTGGCAAAACCAATTATGTGTTCACATAAATCAGGTGAAAGCACATTATCTTCTACAACTATACTAGGAGTGTTATTGTATTTTATCATTAAGCGTCTTTAATTCCGATAACAGCCGCATTTGCCAAACCATTCTTGGCGCGAAGACCGTATTCAGCAATCATCAACTGCTTCATGCTGTCACCAGTCTTAGCCAGAGTTTCGGTCTGGAACGGACGTAGATAGTCAATTGACCAGAAATCATAGTCAAAGAAATACAACTGATTAGGCAGACACAGACGGCTGGGAACAACCTTTAGCGTACCAAAGTCAGTTACCAAAACATCAATGGCGTTGACTGCGGTAGCCGGAACTGCACCCGGCGCATCTTTCTGCAAATCAGCAATGACGGAACCACCAAGAGCGCTAATCTTCTGCTTAAGAGTAGCATCGCACATAATCTCAGTAGGCTCTCCACCCTGCGTAAACACACGTTGCATAGCAAGATTAATCATAGCCATCGTCAAAACCGCATCCGAACCAGATGGACTTGCGACAGACGTACCATTAGGATAACCGGCAGTAGGCGAACCCTGATTAACAATACCAACAACAGGAGATGCGGAACCATCAATAATGTTAGACGTTCCTGCGGCGGCAGTACCTAGCCACGCCATCACAGCCGCTGTTTTACGAGCAGTACCAGTAGCGCCAGCAACAGCAAGGTCTTCAGAGAGCATCATTTTTTCCATGTCTCTTTTTATTTCTTTTGCACGCTTGGCCAACTGGTAAGCCTGAGATGAGCGCCTTCCGGCAAAATCCACCGCCTCAGCCGTTCCAGATGTTTGCACCGCTTTGTACGAAATTTGACAATAATTCTGCAAACGTCGAGGCTCACCAACAGCAAGGGCGTTCATACTATCATCTCCCTCTAGTTGCTGGTTTGCGGCGGCATCGGCAAGTTCATCAGTTTGCCACTCAAACAGAGTATTGTCACAAGAACCCTTACCTACAGAGGAAATGAACGGCGTTTCCATTGGGCTAATATTATAAATGATATCACTCAAATCTTCCCTAATGCCTACAGCACTATAGGTAGTACGAGTGTTAGTTGCAATTGCCATAAAATGACTCCTTTATTATTATAGTTCTACAAAATCTTCAAACAGACTTACGGCATCTTCTGCCCTTCCTGTCTGCTTCAGACGTTTCATTTGTTTGGCACGTTTAGTTTTGTCATTTATCGTTTTATCTGCTTTGGCTTTTGAACGAACTACTTTAGGTTTGTTTTTAACCTTTTTAGACCTAACGGAGTTTTGTTTGTTTTGCATATCTGCATATGCTTTAGCCTGCATTAAAACAATAATTGACCTATGATCGACAAGTTGATTTAACTCTTCTTGGGTATACCCAGACGATATAGCAAATTCAGAAACCGCTTTTTGTATTGCTTGACGTTTTCCGTCATCAGCCCAATCTGGCAAAAGTTTTACCATTTTCTGGTGTTCTTGCGTAATTAGATGCTGACGTTGCCTACCTTCTTCATTTATTGATTCTTCTTTTGCTCTATCTGAAGCAGTTTGCAAAGACTGAATATGCTCCTGCGCCTGACGATACTCATCACGCTTAGTCAAATATTCTTCCCTGTCTTCAGATTTAAGCCTTTCCCAATCAATATTCTGAAACTGTTGTAACCCTGCATAGTTAGTTTCAATTGCTTGTGCGACTGCACTAACGTACTGATCTCTTGCTTGCTGAGTCTGAGCAATTTCGTTCTGATAGTTTTCTACTACCTGATCTATCTGCTTTCGATATTCTGCAAGTTGTTGAGTTTTCCTTGTATAATCTGATTGTCGGGAGTAACCTGCAACGAGTTCTTCTTCCGTGACTTCATGTTCCTCTCCGTCTACTGTAACAGTATAGAGAGTTGTCTCTTCAGAGTCGTCTTCAATTTCTTCTTCATCAGATTCTTCAGATTCATCAACCTCTTCAACTTCTTCAACTTCTTCTTCAAGTTCGTCAGTTGGTTCATCTGAAACGTCCTCAGTTACTTCTTCAGACGGCGATGCTTCGTTTTCCTCTTCCGGTTTCTCTACTGAGTCCATGAGTCCAAGTAACGCATCTTGAGCGGCTGCTAAACTTCCGGGGTCTTTAGGCAGACCAGCAGTCGGTTGTGGGTCTGTTACGTTATCCACCATAATAATCTCCTATATTTGGTATTCCCTAAGTTTCTTCGCCATATCTCCTGTTTCCACAATAGAGGTTAGATGTAGGCGTATCCGTTCAAGGAGTCTTAATGATAACCAGATTTGTTCTCTGGCTTCTACTTCACTAACTCCTGAAGAATTCCAAGAGTCTAGTAAATTTTTTTCTAGCGTACTAAACGCTTCTTTAAACAACTCATCGTTGAGGAGGCGCTTGGCTTGTTCCTCTCTTATTTGATTGCTCATATTTATCCTATAGCAATGGGTCTATTTTGTGCGGCTTCTAGTTGTAGTTCTGCCGTTTTTAACTGTGCATCAACAGCGGCTTCTGCGGCATCCTGTTGAAGTTTCTGCTGTTTCAACTGTATATCAGCCGCTTTAATTTGAAGTTCCTGTTGTTTAATTTGCATCTCCATCTGCTTTTCTTGCTCTGCCGGATTAGGTTGTGGAGGAACCATATCTGGGTTGGTTAAGAAATCATCAACATTTTGGAAACCCATGTTCCTAATAAGCGCGGCCCCCATGTTGTAAAGATTCTTTTCATTAACAATCTTAAGTCCGCCACGCATTGCATCACCAGCAAACTGCATCATAGTAGTCAGGTGCATCAACTGCTGGTCACGGTTACCATTACCAATACCTACAGCAACTGTGCAGTCCATCTTGTCACGCCACATATCAGGACGGACAGGAACCCATTGATTACGAAGTTTTACTACTCTGGGTTTGTCTTGGTTTTTAAGAACAAGTTCATATATACAACTCATCAATTCTTTAACACCAGTCTCAGCAAATCCTCTTGCGATTAATTCAACCCTAGACTGAGCCGAAGTCATAGTAGCGGTTACTGCTGTTGCTGTAGTGTGGGATGTTAATGCTTTATCATTAAGACCCTGGCTCATCTTGCTTACACCACTACGCGACTCTCTTTGTTGGTCAAGGTAACTAAGCATTTGAAAAGATGATGCTTCTAACTGCGGTGTTGCCAAAGGCATAACAGCGTTAGGTGATTTAACCCTAACCACGCCGCCTGGACGTTGGGATAGCAAATCATCCAGATTTGCTTGACCTTCAAGGACTGCGTACCGACCAAAGTTCTGGTTGTACATATTGTCCATGAGATTCCGCATCAACGTACTCTTAATGAGTTGTAAGTCCATGATAAGGTCTGCAATAGACAAACCAAAAAACTTGTGAGGAATCTTTACAGGCGTAATAGTAACAAACGGAATTTTGTCAACAGGGTCGTTAGCAAGTAACTTATTACCAACTGTGCATATTTTTCTTAGTTCTGCAATACCATCGTTATCGTAGTCTGTTTTTAGAAATGACTCATAAAGATAGTATTCGCGTAAAGCCTCTTCATTGTCCTGAGTTGCGCCCCATCCTTCAAAGTAGTTAGCAGACTTATCAAACTCATAACGGCTTAGTCTTTCAGAAGAAAAGGCGTTAATATCATCTGCCCCACCGCCTAACTCTCTAGGATCAAAGTCTTCATCAGGATACATCATTCTAAGTTCAGAAAGAGTTTTTCTTACACGATGGCAAACAAACCTGGCATCGTTCATATCTTTTGCTTCGCGACTAATCAAAAACTCATCAGGAGGTATATTTTCTACTTTAACCCTACCTGTATAAGCAACTCTTTTAATTACTAAATCGTGTTTAGCACCAAAATCATCTACATAAGGAGTATGCTCCATGACCTCAACGTCAGGAGACATAACAAGTAAACCAAACTCTTGCTCATCTAGTCCGTTATATTCCTCTCTATTGTAATCTTCGTAGTCATCCCAGAAAACTTTTACAATACCATTCTTTTGTAAAAGAGCATCAGTGAACCAGTTATATAGGATTTCCCAACCATTGTTATCTTTTGTAAAGATGTGGTTGACGTAATCGGTGGCCTGTTTAGCCGACTCTACATCTTCTGGCCCATGAGGCTCAAATGTTACCATCTCTTCTCCAGATGCAAACACACGCATAAGAGAAGGCTTAATCCATTCAATCGTATCCATAACAGAAGAATCAACGTACTGACTCCTGCCTTCGACTTCGTTTCCAAACGGAAGCGCATAGTAATAATCCATAGCGGATTCGCGCTGTCTAGATACAGTGTCGTTATAGCCTAGAGCATCACTTACTTCTCCGTGTACTCTTGCTAATAGTTCTTCGTCTGTTGTTTTAGATGATGCCATATTGTTTATATTCTATTTCGTTTGTCCAAGTTGGATCACTGCTGGAAACAGCAAACCTCCGCGATAACACTGCGTACCGTGTAGCACTCATAAGGTCATCCTTAAATGCTACTACCTTGCCGCCTTTTCTGTGATACATCCTAAATTCTTCAAACCAGTCTGTTAATGTATTAAATACATGGAATCTTCCTGACTCCATATACTGCAACATATCCATCAGACCTTCTTCTACAGAGTTGCCGCCTTTGTTTTGACCCAATGCAGGAGGATTAGTAAAATGCTCTAATAGCATATTGCATCCTAAACTTCTATATTGGTCAGCAAGACCCGGATTACCTATACTATCTCGTCTGTTTCCGTCATGCGGATAGGCTATAGGCACGTTACTGTCACGTGTTTTAACGTGACTAGCGTGTACTGAAGGGCTGGCTTTAGACTGCCTATAACAGTCATATATGTAGATTTCATCCTCATCTTTGTCCCATGCCGCCCAAACTACAGCAGTAGGGTGATCCCAACCAAAGTCTATACCTGCTATACGAGGCCAATAATCCTCTAAAGGCATAGGGTCAATCATTAACTTGTCTTCCTGCACAGGAAATACAAGACCAGAGCCAATACTAGGACGGCCATAGCGCCTCATCTCTCGTTCATGTGGTGAATAACTAGACAGAATTTGTGTCATTACCGATTCATCTAAGTGGCCTTTCTCACCTTTCATGGAGGTAATTGACTCTGAAGCGTCATCCCAAGTAGCATTTACCAAGGACTGTCCAGGCTGTAGGTTGTTCATAAAGGACGCTACAGTCTCTGTCATGCCAGATTCTGGGGTAAAGGTCATGTATACCATGCCTTTTCTGTCGAGAGTCCGGGTTACGGCTTGGGAGTAAAGTTCTCTGCTAGGTTCTTCATCCAGCCAAATGCAGTCAACCGACCTTCCTTGCCATTTATCAACACCCATTTCATAGGCTTTGAAGTGTAAAGAAGAGTTCCCACCCGAAACGTGTTGTATAAGGGCAACACTTTTTGCGTTGGGTACACCCGGCTTGCGTTCCGTTTTTATAATTTTACTTTTAGGTATCGCGCCAGACCCAAACGCATCAGGATCATCTGGGGAACCCAATAG